TGGGGTGTAATAAGCGCGCCCTTCGTTAGAATGCCTAATTTCAAAATTCAAACGATTGATATAATCGTCGGCACTTTGAATGCGAGCAGTTAAATCGACAGCGTTAACGGCCGGGTCTGGGTATTGTTCGCCGCTCTCAATGGATAAAACCATTGATGAGGGGAAAACACTCGCGCCCCCAAAACCTATCAAAGTATCATCGCCGGTCTTTTTATCCTTTTTAATGCGCGGTACTGTTATAGCAATAGCAGTGCTGCCCTTTTGCACCTGATAGCCTAAATCTTGCCACTGATTATAAGTAGCTACTATAGCGTAGCCATTCATGCCCAACCAAAGCGCATTCAATCCTTTATACGCGTTGTTTGTTTTTGCGTTTGTCGGTTTGCCTCCCAAATCCCTGAAGGGTTTAGTCCAATCAGAACCTGTAGATTGTGCTAATTCTATTTTTTCAACAATCTTTTGAGTAATTTCTTCTTTTATGTCTTTTTTCATTTTAGTTACCTTTCGGTTATTTTATAAATTCAATTTCGATTAAATCTGTATAAATAGCGCGTGTAACAATGTCGCCAGCTTCGCCGTCTCTAACCATATCTGAAAAAAACGCTTTTGCATCCGTTTCATGCTTGTAAGCAAATTTGTTTAATACTCTTTTGGGTTGGCCGTCGTAAGTAATGCTAGTCGTTTCTAAGTGAACTATATGCTTCATTTTAGTTACCTTTCGGTTAGTTAATATTAAAAAGCACACTACATGAATGTGCTTGATGATAATGACTATGCTGCGCGTTTAGCATCTCGCGCAATTGCCCAGTCGCGTGTTTCTATTTGTGACTCAGTCAGCGGCGTACCATCATAATTAAACTCGCGGCGTGGGTACCACATAGTCTGAGTGATTGTTTTACACGACGAATAGAAAGACTTATACATTGCTCGTCCCAGTAGCAACCGAGCAGATTCACGAACAGCGTATTGTTGGGCAATTTTTTTATCCCTTTGAACCGCTCGCTGATCTAAATCGCCCTCCCAATCTTTAGTAAATAAGAGAAAAGCTTTCGTGCACTCAATTTCGTCATGTTGATCGAGTAAAGTTTTAAATATTTGTGATTTATTCATTTTATGCACCTGTCGGTTATTTATTAGTGTCTGTTGGTTATTATAGTTACAAGTAATTCACGAATGCAAACATTACTTATGATTATTAGCGTTATTTATGTATAAGCGGTATTAATGATACAATCTTATAAATAGATTATTCATTTGAGATAAGCACTTAGGAGTTAAAAACATGGCAAGACCAACAGGTAGTGGCAATGTGCCTTTAAAACGTTTGTTAGCGGAACGGTTGGCTGCTAGGTATCCAGACTTTGATCCGATAATGAGCATGATCGAATCATCTATCGAGATTCAAAGACAAGCCAATATAACCGGGGATATAGCAGATCATCGAGCAGCTATTGAAGCGTTGGATAGAACAGCCAAGTACATTCAGCCTACTCTAAAAGCGACTGAGATAAGCACCGATGGCGGCCTAACGATCAGCGTAAATCGAAAGCGATACGATGGATCACAATCAGACGTAAGTGATTGATTCTATTAGATAAAAGAGGTGCCCCCCTCCCGCGTGCGCGCGTGTGTGGTATATATATGTCTCTCTCAAAAAAAAAGTGACTAAAAAAACATTTATAAATAAGGTAGTATTATCAATAAATGTTATTAGTTAATTGAGTTATTAATAAGACATGGTAACCCTTTAACCTCTGGTTGAGATTAATTTTAGATATGAGGGCAGAAAGCGGCTCATCGGTATTATTGTATGTGTATCGAATCTCTAATCTATTCTTTAGCCAGTACCGACTGATTAAGGAGGCTATGTCTGGAGGGTCAACCACGGCTCTAGTGTTTGATTATTCACTAGCCTCTAGCCCACATACACCTCAATTATACTTGATTACCGTTATTCTTAACACTATGCTGGAGGTTAAATGAAACATAAAGGGTTTATTCACAAGTTGCCTAAGAAGGATATTGAGCGTCATTTTCCTGAGAAGAATGGAGGGAAAGGTAGCCACGCTAGGAACACAACAGTTAGCTCAAGAAAGTTATTTAAATCAAATTTTGATTCTATTGATTGGAGTAAAAAATGATTTTGCCTTTCCCAATGCCTCAAATTTCAGATGAAGAAAGATTAAGAGTATTAATTCTTAAAGAAAAGTCTGAAATAGAACAGCAAACAATTTTAATAGAACAACTAAAAAAACGCGTTGATAAATTGAGTAAATCAAAATGAGAGAAATACGTTGTGGTGAATGCGGCAGTATTCTTCAAGAAGTAATAGTGCATAAATCAGATAATAATAAAGTAGAGTTTATTGTAGAAGCTCCATGTGTTAATTGTTTTGCAATTACTAGTGTTTCTTATCCTTCTGAAGAAGTTATAAACGATTACAATTTAAGAGGAGATGATTCGCATTTTGTAGGGTTTGTTATTGAATCTAAACAATCTCATTTACGTTTACTTAGATAGAAGATAAAAAGATATGAGTCAAATTGAATATAATTTAATGCCTCAAGGTCAGGTGCTTCAGGATTTTTCTGATTGTCGCGCTAGAAATTGTTTTATTATGGGGCCGCTAGGCTCTGGCAAGACTGTTCAATGCATACTTAAACTATTTGATTTAATGTGCGAACAAGAGCCTGTTAACGACCCAGAACATAAGAACTATGGTGTTAGGCTATCTAGGGTTATTGCTGCTCGTAATACTTATTCTGAATTATTTTCTACAACCATTAAAGATTGGATAGAAATACACGGTGAATTAGGTGACTTTAAACAAGGAAATAAAGAACCGCCTACACATTACATACGATTTAATTTAGAGGATGGAACTAAGGTTGAATGTGATGTTATCTTTATTGCTTTTGATCGTCCAGAACACGTTAAGAAAGCTAGGGGTATACAAACTACATGGGTATGGTTAAACGAGACTAAGGAGCATTCTAAAGCTGTTTTAGATATGCTTGATTTACGTCATGGCCGTTACCCATCTAACAAAGAAGGTGTGCGCCCTACTCATCATGGAATACTTGGTGATAGTAACGCTCCTGATGAAGATCATTGGTATTTTAAGTTAGCTGAAATAGAAAGGCCGGAAGATTGGGCATTTTACAGACAAGCTGGCGGTGTTTTAAAAAACGGAGAAGAATGGATAGTAAACGAAAATGCTGAAAATTTAATTAATCTTCCTGTTGATTACTATAAGCGTGGTTTATCTGGCAAAACTAATGATTGGATTAAGGTTAATCTAGCTAATGAATATGGTTTTGTGTCTAACGGTAAGCCTGTTCATCCTATGTATACTGATTCTGTTCACTGCCAACATTTAGAATTTAAACCTACCCATGATTACCCTATTGTTTTGGGTTTTGACTTTGGGCGTACACCGGCTTGTGCATTTTTACAAAGAACATCTATAGGAAGATGGATTTGTTTTGATGAAATGGTGTTAACAGATTCGGGTGCTGTAGATTTTGCGCCGACTCTAAAGCGTTATATTGAGGAAATGTACCCTGACCATAATTTTAAAGGCTGGGGTGATCCGTCTGGCAACAATAAAAACCAATCTAATTCTGAAACGCCTTTTCAAATTATGAGGGCTGCTGGTATACCGTGTAATCCTACGCAATCTAATGACCCTATGAAACGTAGGGCTGCTTTAGAAGTGCCTATGAAAGAGATGTGCATGGATGGAAAGCCAAGATTCACTGTTTTACCTAGAGCAGTTATGATTAGAAAAGGGTTGCAAGGTGGTTTTTGCTATAGAAGAGTGCAAGTATCAGGCGAAAGATACACCGACGAACCAGATAAGAATGAATATTCTCACCCAGTAGAAGCATTAGAGTATGCATTACAGGGCGAAGGTGAAGGAAGACAAGCATTAAGCAGACAAGGTTTTAGTAAACCAATAACCGCCAAGGTAAAGTTTAGTGTTTTCTGACATATATGTTGTATTTACTAATGACGATGGTAATTGGTGGTCTAAGTTTTTACATAAAGAAATTAAACATTGTTTTGTTATTAAGCCAGATCAATCACATTACATTGTTCACTCTAAAACTACAGCAAAATTCGACTTATTCACCAGTTGGAACAAAGATGATATACTCGACGAACCTTTTATTATGTGCGGTTATCAGCAAAAAGAAACAAATAACAATTTATTAATGTTAAATACTTGCGTTGGTCATGCCAAACAACTATTAGGCATTAATAATATGTTTATATTAACTCCATATCAATTGTATAAACATTTGTCGAAACAAAAGAGGCAAGAAAATGAAACGACCAAAAGCTCCAAAGCCAACTGCTGAAGACAGAGCAATGGTAATGCGCCAACAAGCTGCTCTTGATGATGAAATTGCTGAAGGTGAAAAGCGTCTTAAAGCTGTAACTAGAGGAACTTTAGGTACTAAGTCTTTGTTGGCTAAAGCATCTGCTCCTAAAGCAGCTAAAAAACGATCAGGGACAGGCGGCGGTGGTTATATGGGCGGTGGTATGTTTGGTATATCTGCTAGTCAAATTGCATCTGCACAAGCGCAAGCTAACGCAAGATCAGGAACAGCATAATGGAATTGCCTAAAGAGTTAGGGTCGCTCAATGATTTAAAAAGGCGAGAAGCTAAAGCATTTGAGATAGCCATGTATTGGCATGACATACTTGACGATGTGTATGAGTTTTTTCTGCCTAATAGAAACTTGTTCGACAATAATCGTCAGGGTCAAAAAAAGATGGAAAGAATCTTTGACTCGACTGCTCTCGAGGCAATACAACAAGGCGCTAGTAAGCTTCAAGAAAATATTGCTCCTATATGGACAAGGTGGGCAACATTTGCTCCGTCGGATCAAGTCTTAAAAATGTTAGAAGAAGGAGACTATGGAGTATCTGAAGAAGAAATTAGAGCCAATCTGGAAAAACAAGCAATCACAATTTTTGATTACATCAATCGCAGTAATTTCGCTACTCAGTTTTTTGAACACGCTTTGGATTTACTGGTTGGCACAGGCACTTTACGAGTAGATGAAGAAGACAATGACAATATGCCTGTTATTTTTAATGCTATTCCACAGAAAGGTATAGCATTTGAAGAAGGGCCATTTGGCACAATCGAAACACATTGGCGCAAATTTACTGTTAAAGCGCGTAATTTAGAAAGGCATTGGATTGGCTTTCAACCATCTGAAGCTATTGCAGAAAGAATTAAAAATGCGCCAGATTCTGATGTAGAACTTAGTGAAGGTGTTGTATATATGCCTATAGCTAAGACATATTACGGTTGTGTATGGGTTAAAAACGAAGACCGTATAAGCTGGATGCAAGATTATGGCCCATCTAGTCCTTGGGTTACTGGAAGATACTCTAAAGTCTCAGGTGAGATTAGGGGTAGAGGGCCAGCATTACAGGCATTGCCTGATGTGCGATCTTTAAACAAAGCAAAAGAGTTTGTTTTGCAAAAAGCGGCTATTGATCTAGCGGGAATGTATACAGCTACGGATGATGGGGTTACAAATCCCTACAATATAAGCATAAGCCCAGGAATTGTTATTCCAGTTGGTTCTAAT